GGCTGGACGTCTGCTACTGCCCCGGCCACACCGACCCCACCCCCGACACCCGCGAGGCCGTGACCTCCGGATACGTCAACCCATCCCAAGCCCGCATCGAAGCGTGGACCCAGAAGCAGGAGCTAACCCGATGAATTACACGGTGATTGACCCGGCGCCCGATACGGCGCACTGGCTGAGGATGCGGAAGCAGGGCCTCGGCGCGTCCGACTCCGCATCCGTCCTCGGCCTCTCGAAGTGGGGCACCCCCCTCTCGGTCTACCTTGACAAGCTCTCCGACGCCATCGACGACAGCATGTCCGACCGTCAGGACTGGGGCCACCGCCTCGAAGAGCCGATCGCGCAGTGGGTCCGCGACACCAAGGGCCTCGACGTCGGCGCCTCCCCCGGCCTTATCCGGTCCGAAGAGTTCCCTTGGCTGCTCGCCACTCCGGATCGGAAGGTCATCGAGGGTGACGTCGTGGTCCCGCTGGAGATCAAGTCCTCGGATGCGTTCATGAAGGACGCATGGGACAACGGCATCCCCCTGAATTACCAGATCCAGATCCAGCAGCAGATCCTCATCATGGGCGCCCCGCACGGCTACCTCGTGGTCCTGCACGGCGGGAACACCCCGGACTTCTACACCGTGCCGGCCGACCGGGAGTTCCACGAGCAGCTTGTCCGGCTCACCCGGAACTTCTGGGAGAACAACATCCTGGCCGGCGTCGCCCCCGAACCGATCACCCTGGACGACGCGGCCCTGAAATGGACCGCAGACCCGGCGGTGAAGGTTGAAGGCGGCGAGGCCCTGTACGACCTCTGGGGAGCGTACGGGCTCATGCAGGCCGAAGCGGTAGCCCTCAACGAGAAGCTGGACGCCGTCAAGCTCCAGTTGCAGATCGCCATGCAGGACGCAGTCGAACTCACCCACCGCGGGCAGACCCTCTTCACGTGGAAGCCCCGCAAGGGCGTCACCAAGTTTGACGACAAAGCATTCGCCACCGACCACCCGGAGCTTCATGCCAAGTACATGAAGACCGGCGCACCCACCCGCATGTTCCTCCGGAAGAAGGCCAAAGAAGATGACTAGCCAGCTCGCAGAAGCCACCGCAACAAAGGCCGTTGCCCAGCAGAAGAACCCGACCGCCCGCGACCTCATCCAGGCGCAGCAGGCCGCCATTGAGGCCCAGCTCGCCGGCGCCATGAACTCCGCCGCGTTCGTCCGCGCCGCCATCAGTAGCGTCTCCGCATCGCCGCAGCTACAGCAGGCGACACCGGCCTCCCTGCTCGGCGGGATCATGCTCGCCGCCCAGCTCAAACTGGAGATCGGCCCGGCCCTCGGCCACTTCTACCTCACCCCCCGGCAGGTATCGAAGAAGGAAGGCGACCAGTGGGTCAAGGTGTGGACCTGCCTGCCGATCATCGGATTCCAGGGCTACATTGAACTCGCCTACCGCTCCGGGCGTATCGAGAAGATCGAGACGTTCCTGATCCGCAAGGGTGACAAGTTCGACCACGGCGCCAACTCCGAACGCGGCCGGTTCTTCGACTGGTCCCCCGCCGACTACGACGAGGTCCGGGAATGGACCGGCGTCGTCGCCATCGCCAAGATCAAGGGCGCCGGCACCGTCTGGGCCTACCTGCCTAAGGATAAGGTCATCGCCCGCCGCCCGCAGTACTGGGAGAAGTCGCCCTGGGGCACCAACGAGGAAGAGATGGCCCGCAAGACCGGCATCCGCGCCCTCGCCCCGTATCTGCCTAAGTCCACCGACCTCGGTAAGGCCCTCGAAGCCGACGAGCACAAGGTCGAACACATCGCCGGAGTCCACGACCTGATCGTCACCCGCGAGGACGACGTCGTCGAAGAACCCAACGCGTGAACGGGTTCAGCAAGGCCCAGAAGATCGCCATCTCCGCCCGCGACCTTGGCTGTGTCATCCACGGCGCGGGTGGGGAATGCGTCGGGGACCTGACCCACCACCACCGCAAAGGGCGAGGCGCCGGTGGCGTGAAGTCCCGCAACCGGGTAGCGAACGGGCTGCTGGTCTGTTCCCGGTGGAATCAGTTAGTTGAGGCCATGCCGGACCTGGCCGCCCAGGCGCGCAAGAACGGATGGAAACTACGCACAGATTTCGAGATCGACACCCTCCCCGTTTGGATCCCCAAACTCGGCCGATTCGTCTATTTGAACGACCTTGGAAATTACCTGGGGATGGACCACCACGTCATCGAAGAGGCGGCGTAGCCGTGGCCAAGTGCAAGATCGAGGAATGTGAGCGGCCCTCGAAGTGCCGCGGATGGTGCAGCATGCATCATCAGCGCTGGTACAACCATGGCGATCCTCTGGCCACCAAGATGCCGACTCGTGGCGTGGCGCTCCGTGAACGTCTCATGGCAGCCATGAAAGTGTCCGCCGCCGGGTGCTGGGAATGGTTCCTTATGCAGGACGAGGATGGCTACGGGGTGATCCGCGTGGACGGTCGTAACCGGCGCGCTCACCGGGTTGCGCACGAAGTGTTCAAGGGGCCTATCCCGGATGGTCAACTCGTTCGCCACTCCTGTGACAACCCGCCATGCATCAACCCGGCGCACCTGTTGACCGGGACGCAGCAGGACAACTCTGACGACAAGATGGAGCGCGGCCGCTACCGATGCGCAAGCGGTGAGGAGCATGGCCACACGACCTTGACGGAGGAGCAAGTCGTGAGCATCCGGCTCCTGCTGAGTCAGAGGGAATCAGGGACATCCCTGGCGGACCGGTTCGGCGTATCGCGGGGAACGATCTCAAATATCAAGCTAGGCAAAACCTGGAAGAGCGCTGGCGGCCCAATTGCCACCAGCCGAAACATCAAAAGGAAAGCAGCGTAACCATGGCAGATATCAAGCTCACCGGAAACCTTGGCAAAGACGCGGAACTGCGTTTCACCCCCTCCGGCCGTGCGGTGCTGAACTTCAGCGTGGCCGACTCGAAGTCCAAGAGGCTTGAGTCCGGCGAGTGGGAGACTATCGCGGAGCAGTGGATCGATTGCGCCATCTGGGGCGACCTCGCGGAGTTCTACCACGAGAAGCTGCGCCGCGGCTCCCGCGTGACCATCTACGGCGACTTCATGTCCCGTAAGTACACGAACAAGGAAGGGGTCCCGGGCGTCTCCCTGGACGTGAACGTGAAGGGCGTGGACGTCCTGCCCTCGAAGAACGGCGGCGGGCAGCAGGGCGGTAACCGTTCTCAGCAGGGCGGACAGTCCGACCCGTGGGGAGCTCCCGCAGCACAGCCGGCTAACGCTGGCGGCGGTTGGGGCAACGGCCCCGACTCCGAGCCGCCCTTCTAGCCTCCGCGCCACCTGGGACCCGTTCGGCATCACGCCGGGCGGGTCCTTTCGCGTGCCCGGGGATGAGTAGGTAACTCAACACAAGAAATAAGTAGCGACACGCCCAATACTTGCGTGTCGGATGCGGAAGTTCCCGAGTGTTCCGGTAGTATGTAGGTATCAGCAAGCAACAAAAAGGCCCGCCCTGCGTCAACAGGAACGGGCCCACTAACCACTGACAAGGAGTGGCTTCAATGAATACTAACGCGCCCACCGTCGATCAGGCAATGGCCCAGATCACCACCCTCGACGACCTCCCAGCCGTCGCCGCACAACGCGACCTGTGGAACACCGTCTACCGCCTCGCCGCCCGCAAGCTCCGCGAAGAGGCCAGCGTCCAGGCCATCGCCGACGCCTACGGCATCCACCGCACCACCGCCCACGTCCTCATTCGGGACGCGGCATGATCCCGAAGAACGCACGCGTCGTAATCAGCCTCTGCGACCTGACCGGGAACGCCGTAAAGCCTTGGGTCGAGGCCGGCTACCACGCGTTCCTAGTGGACCCGCAGCACATCACTACCCGCACCGAGGGGAACGTGACCAAGTTCGCCGGGACCATCGCCGACGCGATGCCGGTCATCGGTGAACTCATCCGCACCGGTAACGCCGCGTTCATCATGCCCCAGCCGGCCGTAGACATGACCCTCGGCGCACCCGACAAAGAGTTCATCCACCACGCATCCCCAACAAAGGTGAAAGGTGAGCGAGGCAATAAGCGCAGCATCACCCCTATGGGTTTCGCCCGTGCAGTATTCGACGCCAACCACCGGCCGGCACTGGAGGTGGCAGCGTAATGGCGTAC